ATGCAAATCAAAATATTTGCCCAAACTGTTGTTCATCGAACCCATTGTATTCAGGAGGCCGGGCATGAAACGACGCGGATTATTGTGGCCATTACGCCAGCAATGGCGCTGGTGGCGAACCATTTTCTTTTCTTCAAACCCGACAAGGAGGTCCGTCTGATGGCTAAAAAATCCCGATTGAAATCAAAAGCAGCCGCATATCCTGTGCCGCAAACCATGACCGAAGCCAACGATTTTATTCAGAAAATCGGCATGGCCCAGCGTGAACGGGACCGCCTTCAGGCCGCCATGAACGATCAGCTTGCCGAAATCAAAGCCGAATTTGAAGAACAGGCCGGGCCGTTCAAAGCCGAGATCGAGGAACGGACCAAAGGCGTGCAAACCTTTTGTGAAGCCAACCGCAATGACCTGACCAAGGGTGGCAAGATCAAGACCCATAAATTTCCCGCCGGAGAAGTGAACTGGCGCAGCCGCCCGCCGAAAGCCACGGTGCGCGGCGTTGGTGCCGTGATCGAACGCCTTAAATCTTTAAAACTGAAACGGTTTATCCGCATCAAAGAAGAGGTCAACAAAGATGCCCTGCTGGCCGAACCGGAAATTGCCGGATCCGTCGAAGGCATCAAAATCGGCTCTGAAGGCGAAGACTTTGTCATCACGCCTTTTGAAACCGAACTGGACGAGGTGGCATGATGAGTAAAAAACGCGCCAATAAAGTTTTCAGATGGGTCAAAGTATTCGTGATTGCCCGCCATAAAAAAGGTGCGCTATCGGTCCTGCGCGCCCATGGATATGACCCAACTAAAAATATCACTCTCACAGAAGTTCCCTGGGAAAATCATGCTCAGGCTATTAACTGGGAGAGTTCCTCATGAAAAATCAGCCATCCTGCCGCGTCTGCGGCTGCCATGATCACAATGCCTGTATCGGCAAACGCGGGCCTTGTTACCGGGTTGAAAAAGACCTGTGCAGCTATTGTGCCGAAGCCAGAGACATCGAAGCCGATGGCTTTATCACCGTACACCCGGTCATCAACCCATACGGCTCCGGACCGGAGCCTGTCGAACTCAGGAAAAAAGGTGCGTCATGAACGATTTGATTTTTGGCTTCATCATCGGAATTATCACCAGCATCGCCGTCATCGCATTTGTTGTTTTTAAATCGTTTGTCGGAGGCTGATATGGAAACCGCCCGTCGCCGCTTGCCAAACCGTCGCCACGCGATTTCAGAAACAATGTCGTTCTCCGGAACCGACTATACGGTCACAGCTGGCCTTGACCCTACAACCTTGACTGTGCGCGAGGTATTTATTTCCGGTGCCAAAGAAGGGTCGCTGATGGAAGCCATCCTCGGCGATGCTGCGGTGGCGATTTCTGTCGCCTTGCAGCACGGTGTTCCGGCACCGGCACTGGCGATGAGCATGGCACGAGTTTATCAGGCTGCCGATCTGCAACCCCGTAAAAGTGACGAACTTGTGCCGCCCGGCATACCGGCATCGCCCATCGGCATGATGCTCGATTTTATTCAACGACTTCAGGAGGAAAACGATGTCAAATTCGAACAAGTGTCTTGATGCGTTTCTGGTGGTTGATTGTAATTACCGCCGCCGCGCTCGTTTGTTGCCGTGCGAGGATCGCCGCAAGGTCGGTCAAGCCATGGCCGAAATCGGCCGGGGTGTTATCGAAGGCGCGATCACTGATGCCACCGAGCCAATCAATCCGGATGCTTTAATCGAGGCCTATATCGCCAGTGGCGGCAACTGGCACGATCTGACCACCGCCGTAAACCGCCATGCCCTTGAAGGCGCAACAAAGGAATTAAACTGATGATTAAATTTTTGCTTATCGCCATTTTATTGATGACCACACCAGTCATGGCAAAAATCAATAAAACGGTTCCGGGCCCAATCGTGGCCGAAGTTGTTCGCGTCATCGATGGCGACACCTTTGTCGCCTTGTTTGAAATCTGGCCGGGCATCTTGCTACGTCGGTCTATTCGCATGGACGGGTTTGATACACCGGAAATCAAAGGTAAATGCGCATCGGAAAAACGGCGTGCACAAGACGCCAAAAAAGCACTCACAAAAATGTTGGGCGATCAGGCCCGTCTTTTAAACGTTTGGCCGGGAAAATTTGCTGGTCGCGTCATTGCCCGTGTGGAAACGGCTGACGGCATTGATGTGGCACAAGCCATGATCGATGGTGGTTTTGCCAGAGTTTACAAAGGCGGAAAAAGAAAAGGATGGTGCAATGGCAACGGTTAAAAAACAGGTTCATAAAAAACCGACGGATCCTTATCGCCGGTCTTTGTACGGCAAGATTGAGATCGCCAAAAAATCAATCGGCATGGATGACGATACATACCGGGATTTGCTGGAAGTCAGATATGGCAAACGATCTCGCAAACAGCTTGGCAACCGTCAGCTGGTCGATCTGGTTGAGCATTTTAAAACGCTAGGATTCAAGCCCAAACGCAAAGCCCCGGCACGGGCCGGATCGCGACCGATGGCGAGCGGTAAGACGCAGCGGAAAATCCGTGCGCTTTGGATTACACTTTATCATCTTGGCATTATCACAGACTCGTCGGAAAAAGCCTTGGCCGCTTTTGTCAAACGGCAGGCCGGGGTCGATGACCTTAGGTTCCTGATCCCGGAAAAAGCATTCAAGGTTATCGAGGCTCTGAAATCCTGGGCAACTCGCGACGGCGGCGTTAATTGGCGCGCTTACGCCTCGACGAACGGCCCATTTTACAAGCCGCGTTGCCGGGTGATGGAAGCGCAATGGGAAAAACTCCATGACCTCGGTGTCGTAAAAATCCGCGATCACGGCGCGCTATCCAGCTGGGTCGGCCGGTTCGTGAAAAGCCCTGGCATTATTCCTTATTTGCACTTGGATGATCACGACGCTGACCTGGTTATCGAGGCCTTGGGTCAGAAAATCAGAAAAGCCACTATTGAAAGGAAAAAAAATGCACAACGAGATGATTGATTTTATTAGATCGAAACCAAAACCATCAGATATAGAAGCATTAGATTTTGCGAAATCTGTAATGATTGAAAAAGGCTTGGATGATCAGTTCGGTCCCTATAAACCAAACGATTTATTATCTTTAAGTACAGCACGGACAGCTCTTGAAGCCAATGCCATCGACCTGTCTGAATGTATGGCCCTTGAAATGATTAACTACACTTTGGGTAATTGATAAATTTAAAATGTCTGAAATAATTCCTTTTCCACAGCCCCAGACTGACGATATGTCGAGTTTAATGACGCTTTTATCTTGTCTCGACTGTCATTCAGAATGGATTGGACTTTATGACAGCGGCCGAACCACCAACGATTTATGGTGTCCCTTTTGTGACGGCAAAAATCTGGTCAATCGCCAAGGGGAACGGGAAGTATTTTTCTATCGCTATGACACTGTGCCGGAAGATTCTGCGTAATTATGAACAGCCAAAATCTTCCTCACGGTCTACAAATTCTGGCGGACGCGGCCGGGATTGATGCCGCGCTCAAGATTGCATTGAAGCGGGGCGGTTCGAGGTTCCGGATTCCACAAAATGCTGAAGGCTCGGAACTGGAAAAAATCGTCGGCATTGACGCGGCCTATAAAATTGTGGCAAATCTGGCAGACGAGCGGATTGAAATCCCGCTTGCAAAAAAGACCTTGAGTGCTTGGCTCAAAGATCAGGGCTGGTCACAGGAACGCCGGGCGATGGCCTTGAAACTCAGTCGCCGCACTGTTCAATATTGGGATAGCGGCACCACGCCCACCCGGCAAATTGATCTTTTCAATCCCGCTGCCTGATTCTTGGGCGCAACCATTGCGCCCTCACATCCCAAGACAAAAACAATCAAACTGAAACTCAATTTAACGGGCTGATGATCGCCCGTTTTGGTATGGAGTCAGTTTTGGAAATTGTCGACAGAGACATCATGGAAGATACCGATACCCTTGCCCGGACACTTTGGGGCGAAGCACGCGGTGAAAGCCATAACGGGCGCATTGCCGTTGCCAACGTGATCTTGAACCGGCTGGCATTCAGCAAAGAAAAAAAGGGTTACTGGTGGGGCAATTCCATTGAGGCCATATGCCTGAAGCCGTGGCAGTTTTCTTGCTGGAATGCCAACGACCCGAATTACGAAAAATTAAAATCCGTTACCGATGACGATGACGTTTTCAGAGACTGTCTGGAAATCGCTGAACGTGCAGTCTCCGGTGGCCTTGAGGATTTGACCGACGGGGCGACGCATTATCACGTTGCGTCACAATCATTTCCCGAGGCATGGGGGGAGCCTGTCGAGCCTCATTTCAGTCTTGGCCGTCATCTTTTTTACAAGGGTATAGCTTAGGAGCAAACCATGAAACGCCTATTATCATTATCCGCGCCGCTCGCATTGATTTTATTTCTGGCTGCCTGCGGTGCCATTCCCGGAAATGAACAAGTCAACGCCGGGATCACCCATGCGACCGTCAAGGTTTGCCAGAAAAAAGACGGCGGTGTTTTTGTTTGCGCCGCCGAAATCATTGACGGCAAGGAAAAGCAAAATGTTTCTTTGGTGATAAAAAATCCCGTTGGCTGGCAAGTTGAATATTCTGCAAACGGTGTCCGGGCCTTTGAAGGTCAGAAAATCCGGGGAGCAGTTGAAGATGCAATTTCCGATGATTTAAAAGCGGCCGCGCCCGGTATCGTTGACAGCGTGATGGGTGCCATCGTTAAAGCCGTCGTGCCTTGAGGTTATTGTGTCGGATTTGATTTACCAACAACTGAGTGCCGCCGCCTATTTGCCTGATGCCGATGCCAAGCGATCCGTTGCCCGTTTGGGTTATCGGTTTGAAGGGGCGATCCATGACAAGACAACCGGAGCCGACCTGATCGTTTGTTCAAATGAAAATGAAACCGTTGTGGCTTTTCGCGGCACGGAAAAAAATTATGCTGATATTATGGCTGATTTGAAATTCCGCCGGGTCGACCTAATCCCTTCTGGCAAGATTCGGGTACATCGGGGTTTTCGGGCGCAGTGGGGCGCGATCCGTCCCAAACTCAGAAAGATGATTGGCGAAAATGGCGATAGTCGTTTGATTTTCACAGGTCATTCACTCGGTGGTGCCTTGGCGGTAATAGCCGGGCTGTCATGGCCATGGTGCCAGCGTGTGGTTACATTCGGTGCGCCGCGCGTTGGTTCAAAGGCGATTAAACAGGTGTTTAAGGACGAACAAATCCTTCACACCCGATATGTTTATGGCGCAGACATTGTGCCTGCGGTGCCGTTAATGGCGATGGGTTTCAGGCATGACGGCAGACCCGTTTATTTGACAACGAACGGTGAGGCTATTCGGGACTGTCCATTATGGCAGGAATTGTTCGGACGGTTTCTTTCCGTGTTTTCCCTGAAATGGAAATCGGGTTGGACGCTCTGCCCGGTTCCCGAACGAATGTATCTGGACCACAAAATTGCCAACTACGGCCGGGTATTGGAACGTGCGGAGAACAACGATGTCAGATGATGCTGACCGGGCTCAAGCTGTTGAAGAACTGCACCGACAAAACGCCTTGGCCGCTTTAAAAGTTCACAGGCATACGACCAGTGAAGGCAATGGCATGTGCACCAGTTGTGGTGAATCCATTGGCGAAGCACGTCTGATGGCCGTTCCAACGGCAATGAGATGCACACATTGCGAAAATGAAAGAGAGACAAATGAACTGGGGTGAACTCATTGGCTTGGGCCTGCTGGCCAGCAATCTGGCATGGACGATTGGCTGGTCAATATTAATGCGCAATCAAGTCGCGGCCGCGCGCAATGATAACCGCTTCAATGACCACGGAAATCGCATTGTCAAACTCGAAGCAGCGGTCGAACATTTGCCGCGCCGGGTTGCCAGTCACGAAGACGTCGAAGGCGTGCATGAAAGGGTTTCCGATGTCAGGGACGAACTGAGCAAAGTGGCAACGGCGGTGGCCGGGATGGCGGGCTCCCTGAACGGCATTGAAAAAAACATTGCTTTGCTCAATCGCAGTGAATTCACACGGGAAAGGGATGATCGATGACACCGCAAGAACTGTTATCCGCGAATAGACGCTGGACAATCCTGAAACTTATGGCCGGTGACTTTGGTCATCAGGTCGAAATCCGTATGATCCAGCGCGGAATTCTAACCATTAACCCGGCGCATGCCGTTGGTGTTGATCAAATCCGCAAAGACCTGCGCTGGCTTGAGGCCAAGTTTTTAATCGAACTGGTGATCGAAGACGAACTCGTTTTTGCAAAACTGTTGCAACGGGGTGCCGACGTTGCCGCCGGTGTGACCCGGATCGACGGCGTTGACAAACCACCGTTGGAGGATTGAACCATGAGCCAACGGTCATCCATAGAAATGCAGCTTTCAAAAGAAGAACGCGCCGATCTCGATAAAATGATCGCCAGCGGTGAATGGACTGTGCTTGGCTTGACCGAATGGCTGGGGCAGCGTGGTTTTGAAATTTCCAAATCCGCAGCCCATCGCTACATGCAAAAGATAGATCGGGCAGCAGCCAAGATGCGCGAATCACGTCAGATCACTGAAGCCCTGACAATGGAACTTGGCAATAGTGCGACCCAAGGAAAACAGGGCCGGTTATTGGTCGAGATGGTGCGCGGTCTCGTTTTTGATTTGCTCGATAAAGTCCAACAGGACGACAGCAAAAATTTGGATACGAAAGATGTAGCGCTTCTCGGGAAAGGTTTGGCTGAACTCAGCCGAGCGCTACGTTCAGATCAGGATTATGAAACAAAAATCCGTGAAATTATTGCCCGAGAAGAACGCCTTAAAGCCGCTGATGACGCTGTCAAGACCATGACCAGCGCCGGTCTTACGGCCGAGCAGGTGAACTTCTGGAAAGAAAGTTTCCTGGGCGTTCGCAAACCTGATGACGAGAGCGGGCCATGAGCGAAAACCGCGTTATCAGCGCACAGCAAAAACCGTTTCGGAAAGTTGACCAGTTTGAGCTTCCCCCGCGTGCGCGCAATATCCCGTCTGATCTTAATCCCCTCGAACGGGGGATTTTCATGGCCCACCAAATTGATTGGGTTGCCGACGATGCGGATCTGAAACTTTGTGACAAAGGCCGTCGCACCGGCATCACATGGGCGGAAGCTCACGACGATACACTGATCGCAGCGGCTTCACGGGAAGCGGGCGGAGATAATATTTTTTACATTGGCGACACCAAGGAAAAGGGTCTCGAATTTATCGGTTACTGCGCCCACTTTGCACAGTTCATCGAAGGCGTTCTGCCGGAAATCTGGGAAGGTGAAGAAGTCGTTGAATACGTTGAAAACGACAAACGCGTGATTGAACGTCTTGCCTCATACACCATTCGGTTCAAATCCGGTTTTCGGATTTCTGCTTTGGCTTCGAGGCCCGCTGTCATACGCGGTCTGCAGGGTGTCGTTGTTATTGATGAGGCGGCGTTCCATAACAATGTCAAAGGCGTGATCGACGCCTGTAACGCCTTGCTGATCTGGGGCGGTCGCATCCGCATTATCTCGACCCACAATGGTGTTTTGAATGCATTCAACGAACTGATTAAGGAAACCCGCGAAGGAAAATGGCCCTATAGTATTCATCGCATCACTTTTGATGATGCCGTTGCCAACGGTCTATATGAACGGGTCTGTCTGGTTAAAGGCTGGAAACCAACGCCTGAAAAAAAACAAAAATGGTACAATCGCATTCGCGCCAGTTACGGCACCCGCAAGGACAAGATGCGTGAAGAACTGGACGCTATCCCGCGCGAAGGCGAAGGCACGATGTTGCCGTTGGCATGGATCGAAGCCTGTATGAACCAAGAATATAAAGTTGTCCGCTGGCAGGCTGAAAGCGAAGACTTTGTTGATTGGCCGGAAGCCGCACGCCGTGCCGAAATGGAATTGTGGCTACGCGATTATGTGGAACCGGTTCTGAAAGCGCTGCCGAAGGGACGGCTTTATGGACTTGGCGAAGATTTTGCCATGCGAGTTGACCGCACTTCGATTGCTATCGGTTACCGTGGCCATGGTTTGTTGCTTGACGTTCCACTGATCGTGGAATTGAGAGGATGTCCGTATGATCAGCAAAAACAGGCGTTGTTTTTTATTCTTGACCGGGTGCACCGGTTTCACAGTGGCGTCATGGACGCAGGCGGCAACGGTATGGTGCTGGCACAGGAAGCCCGGCAAAAATATGGCCAGCTACGCATCCAGGAACTATTGGCCAAGGATGCGTGGTTCCGGGAATTTGCTCCAAAATTCCGCGAAGCTTTTGAAAGCCGAATGATTTTGTTGCCCGAAGACAGCGACATTAAATCTGATTTAAAGCAATTTCAAATGACCAATAATGGAACGTGGCGGATCCCTTCCGATGTTCGCACCAAAGGCAGTGACGATGGCAAGCGGCATGCCGATAGTGCCATTTCCCTGATCAATTTGTTTGCCGCACTGGAGGCAGATGTGGGTTTGATCGAATTTGAAAGCACGGGCACTCGTCAATCGCAAGCGGCTTTTTCCGAAACCCAACCAATGGACAGGGATAATGATTTTTCCGGCGTTGGTTTTGGCACGGTACCGTCTGACATGGATATGAATGGATTTTAACGATGGCAAAAAAACCTGAAAAATCAAAACCTGAAACCCGCGAAATCGCCGGTGCTGGTGCAAGCAGTGCGGATGCTTACGATTTCTATACCGGCGAACTGGCACAACCGACCGATCCAAAATTGCGTTCGAAAGGCGGCGATCTTGCCATTTACGAAAACATTCGCCGCGACGAGCAAGTGCATACGACTTTTCAGCAACGCAGACGGGCCGTCACCAGTCGCGACTGGAACGTCGAACCCGGCGGAGATGCCGCCATCGATCAACAGGCCGCCGATGATCTGAAAGAGCAGATCAGTAATTTGTCCTGGGACCGGATCACCGAACGCATGTTGTGGGGCCTGTTTTACGGATACGCGGTGGCCGAATGTATGTGGGAAATTGATGCCTCGCGTGTCCAACTGGCTGATGTCAAGGTGCGTAACCGAAAACGGTTCCGGTTTGGCCGGGACGGGTCGCTTCGTCTTTTGACAAAAGACAAGCCCACGGGAATGATTATGCCGGACCGAAAATTCTGGACCTTCACCGCCGGTGCCGACAACGATGATGATGTCTATGGTTTGGGGTTGGCCTATTGGCTTTACTGGCCGGTGTTTTTCAAACGCAACGGCATTAAATCGTGGGCGATTGTACTGGAAAAGTTCGGTCAGCCCACGACAATCGGTCACTATGACGCATCCGCCACTGAAGAAGAAAAGAAAAAATTATTATCGGCTATCCGCGCGGTTGCCACAGATGTCGGCATCATCATTCCGCAAGGCATGGAAATTGAATTTATGGAAGCGACGCGTCGTGCCGGTGGCGACCATGAAAAATTCGCTCAGTACATGGATTTAATGATTGCCAAAGTCATTTTATCACAAACCATGACCACAGAAAGTGGCTCAAGCCTTAGCCAGGCACAGGTTCACATGGATGTGCGTAATGATGTTGTTGAAAGTGATGCCGATCTGGTGTGCGAGAGTTTTAACAAAGGCCCGGTCACGTGGTTGACGGCGTGGAATTTTCCGAATGCGGCAACGCCAAGAGTCTGGCGTGTTACCGATGACCCGGAAGATTTGAACCAGCTTGCCGAACGGGATGAGCGGCTTTTCAATATCGGTTACAAGCCAACGGCTGAGCGAATCGCGGAAACCTATGGCCCCGGATATGAGGGTGTGGTTGCGACCGCTATGGGTCAACCCACCAATAAGCCGCTATCATTTGCCGAACATATTGCCAAGGATGCGGCTGACGATTTAACCGGTCAACTGGATACCGTCGCCGCACCGGCCATGGACGTTATGATCAATCAGATCAGAAGCCTGATCGATAGCGCCGACAGCCTGCAGGACGTTGCTGATAAACTGATAGAGCTTTACCCGGACATTGACGATAGCAGTCTGGCTGATGTTATGGGCCAAGCCCTGAGCGTTGCCGAACTGACAGGCCAGTCGGAGATTATCGATGGCTGATGTTGCCACAGGCGGGGTACCGTTTGCAGAAGCAATTTCTTTTCTCACAAACAAAGTCGATCTGCCGACCCGGACCTGGACAGACCTGTTTCAAGGCATGCATGCCCGTGCCTTTGTTGTTTCCGGTGCGGTCAAGGCCGCGCTGATTGCTGATTTTCACGAAGCCGTCAACAAAGCCATCGCCGAGGGACGGACCTTGGCTGATTTTCGCAAAGACTTTGACCGCATCGTTGCCAAACACGGTTGGTCCTATAAAGGGTCGCGCGGTTGGCGATCCCGTGTGATTTACGGTACCAACATGCGCATGGCCACAAACGCCGGACGTTGGGCACAAATCCAACGCCTAAAGAAAACCAAACCCTATGTGCGCTATGTAGCCGTCATGGATGGTCGCACCCGTCCTGAACACCGCGCATGGCATGACACCATCCTGCCGGTTGATGATCCGTTCTGGCGAACACATGCCCCGCCAAACGGCTGGAACTGTCGTTGCAAGGTACAACCCTTCTCGGCACGCGATTTGAAGCGGCGCGGTAAAGCGGTGACGGACCCGCCGCCGCGCATTGAAAAAGAGACCCGTCAGGTTAACACGCCGGAAGGAAAAGTCAGCCTAGAAGTACCGAAGGGCATTGATACCGGGTTTGCCTACAACGTTGGCGATGCGGCATGGGGACGTGGTGCAAGCAAGGTCGCGCAGGAACGTCATGGTCCATGGCAAGCCCTGAGTGCGCCCGGTGGAAACCGGCCGCAAGACCCGGGTAACTTAACGGTTTTCACACCGAAAGCTTCCATTGGAGAACGGACAAAAGACCCGGAAACTCTTAAAAAATTAATGAACAAATCGCTTGGTGCGGATGATGCTGTTCTCGTGGATCCGTTAGGTGCACGTATTCAGGTGGGCCAAGGCATTGTTGATCATCTGATTGAAAACACGAAACGCATGGATGGCCGGGAAGCTTTTTTCCCGTTCATTCCTGAGTTAATCGAAGATCCTGAAGAAATATGGGCAGGTTTTGCCGAAAGCAGCATATCCGGCCGGGTTTTAATACGGCGAAGATACGCTAAATTATTGCAGATCGGGAAGAACAGGACCGTTTCTCTGGTGGCAGATCTTGATGGAGGGATATGGTCAGGACTGACTTTTTTTCCCGGAAAATCAGACAAGCTGAAGAATATAAGAAATGGCTTGAGGATATATAAGAAAGAATAAAAAAGTTCCATCAAGCCTCCGCATCGACCGTGGAGCCCAATGCTGACGAAAGGTATGCGGACCCGTCAACATCTGCCCATACATTATACGATTGCTTATCTAAAAAGTCGAGGCTCCAAAAAATTGCCCATAGGGGGCCATCAAGCCCCGGTCAGGGACTTGGGCCGCCAAAATCCCATTGCGGCTTTCCTGCCCCGTTTAACCCCCGTTTAATTTTGATATTAAAACCGGTTTAAATTGTCATTATAGACGCGCGCGATTTTTTGAGTTATGTCTGACTAACCACAAACGGATTTTCCATGTAGCTGGATTTCTTCAGGGGCGCAAACGTTGCGCCCTTATTTGATGGCACCCAACCTGAAATGATGTCTCTCGAAACAGCGGTTTGACCGCTTTTTAACTTTCGGCGTCTTTCAGGAGATAACCCATGAACAAAAAGGCTGGTGACGAAAGCCAACCTATCGAGATTTTTCGCACGGGGCATCACCGTGATATGTCTGGTGCGGATATCTCGTTTTCGGAAAGTGATCTGGCAGAAACGGCTGCCGCCTACGATCCGTCAGCCCATGAAGCGCCGCTGGTGATCGGCCATCCCAAAGCCAATGCCCCGGCATACGGCTGGGTAAAAGAGCTGGAATTTTCAGAAAACGCGTTGACGGCCATCCCGCACCAGGTCGATCCGGAATTTGCTGAAATGGTTTCCGCCGGTCGGTTTAAAAAAGTTTCAGCCAGCTTTTACAAGCCCGGTGCATCCAACAATCCGACGCCGGAAGTGTTCGCCCTCAGACACGTTGGGTTTCTCGGAGCCCAGCCGCCCGCTGTCAAGGGCTTGAAACCGGTTGAGTTCGCAGATGACGACGATGCCATAACCATGACCGTCGATTTTGCCGCCCCTGAATCGGAGACAGGCTGGTCGCTCAAACGTGTCTATCGAATTCTTGGCTCTCTGCGTGAATTTCTAATCGAAGAATACGGCTCTGAAAAAGCCAACAAAGTCATCGAAAAGTTTGATCTGGAAACCGGTGCCGAAGAAGCCGCCCAAATTATCAGCGCGCCACAGCCTGACAGCGCCAGGAGTTTTAACGAAGCCCCTCTCTCTTTAACCACAACTGAAAAGGAACCGACGATGAACCCGTCGCCAAAAACGCCGGTGGCTGTTGCCGCCGAACCTGCTCAACCGGATACCGCAGAACTGGACCGGCGCGAGCAAACCTTAAAAGATCGTGAAGCAAAATTTGCCGAACGTGAACGCACCGCCAAGGCCAATGAAGTCCTCGATGGTCTGGTTAAATCCGGACAGGTCCTGCCTGCCGAAAAAAAGCCATTGGCTCAATTCATGGCCAAGCTTGATGACCAGGAGACCGTGTCTTTTGGTGAGGGCGATGAAAAAACGCAAAAAGCGTTTCTGGTCGACTTTTTGGGCTCTTTGCCAAACCGGGTCGATTTTTCAGAACGCTCGGGCGGCGATATTCCTGCAGTTGAAAATGCCAGCGCCACTGAAACCGCTCGAGATGCGGTGGCCTACCAGGAAGAAATGCGTACCAAGGGCGTCACGGTTTCGACGTCCGATGCGGTTGATCACGTTATGAAAGGAACGGACCAATGAACGAGTTTGGTTTAATTAAAAATATGACGGCCAGTGCGGCGATCCTGCCACGACGGATCGTCAAATTCACAGCCACCGAAGGCGAAGTTGCTGAAGCGGCCGCCAACACGGATTTGTTGCTGGGCGTCACTGGGCCGCGTGGTGCAGCCGCAATCGGTGACCGTGTTGATGTTTATCTTGACGGCATCAGGGATGTTGAATTCGGCGGTGTCGTTACACAGGGCGACTTCGTGACCTCGGATGCCAGCGGCAAAGCGATTGCTGCAGCTCCCGCTGCCGGTGTTAACGAGGTCGTTATCGGCCGCGCCATGGTTTCCGCTGTTGCCGGTGATATCGGCAGCATTCTCATCCAGCCTGGTCGTATCCAGGGTTAACCGCTTTTAAGAAAAAGGAAGACAACAATGCCCACCTACGAACAATATATCGAGGACCCGGTTCTTACTGCCATTGCGGTTGCCTATAAAAACCCGGCCTATTCGCTGATCGCTGACCGGGTTCTGCCGCGTGTTCGCGTTGGTTCCCTAAGTTTCAAGTATCAGGATTATAACGTCGCTGATCATTACACCGTTCCCGATACCCGTGTCGGCCGACGTTCGTCTGTCAATCTTGTGGAAATAGACGGTGATGAAAAAACGGCCAAGTGCGATGATTATGGTCTGGGTATTCCCCTTGATAATGACACCATCGCCGAAGCCGAAAAAAAGGGTTACGACCCGCGCCGTGGTGCCGTTGAACGGTCGGCAAATCTGTTGATGCTTGACCGGGAAATTCGTGTCGCCGGGGTTGTTTTTAATGCCGCCAATTATGATGCCAGCACCAAAGTGCAGTTGTCGGGAACCAGCCAGTTTTCCGATACGGCCAATTCTGATCCCATCGGTCAGGTCACAGACCTACTGGACGCTTGCCTTTTCCGGCCTAACAAACTGGTCTTCGGACAAACGGCCTGGTCACAAACGGCCCGCCATCCGGATATCGTTGCCGCCGTTCAACACAATTCTGGCACCAAAGGCCGGGCGACCCGTCAACAGGTTGCCGATCTGTTTGAAGTCCAGGAAGTTCTGGTCGGCGAAAGTCGGGTTAACCAGAACAAGCCTGGTCAGGCTGCCAGCCTGGCACGGGTCTGGGGTAAACACATTTCCGGGCTGTTCATCGATGAAACCGTAAATGCTGAAACGGGCGGTATCACCTTCGGCATGACAGCGCAATACGGTGAACGGGTTGGCGGCACTAAACAAACCGACATCGGTCTTCGTGGCGGGCAAATCGTTCGTGCCGGTGAAACCGTCAAGGAATTGGTAATCGCCAATCGTGCCGGTTTTTTCATTCAGGACGCAGTTGCGTAAAGGAGATTGAAATGCCCAAGAAAACTTACACACTCAAAGGCGACATGGCGCTTATCCTTGACGGTAACCGGTATGTGGAAGGCGATAAAATCAAAGCCGACGACAAAGACGTCGCTCATCTCATCGAAACAGGCCGGTTGCTCAATCCCGATCAGGATAAATCGGATGCAGATAATACTTCTGATAATCCTGGTCCTGACGGATCTGGCAAAAACAAGAATACCTGAAGCCGAGGCTTTGATCCGCAGGTCCGGGGTTAGCCGGGCCTGCAGGGAGCCCGCATACAATGCCTGAGAACAGGAAGTCCGCCGGAGTTGATCTAACCAGATCTTCGGCGGGCGTTTGGAAAGAAAAAAAGTGGCCGTTTATATTACACAATCCGATCTTGAAACACGTTTCAGTCAGCCGGAAATTCTTGAACTGGCTGACCGTGATGCCGATGGCTTGGTCGATACCGGTGTGATTGACACGGCCATTGCGGATGCGGGCGATCTGATCGACAGCTACATCAGTAAACGTTATGACTTGCCGCTTAGCCAAACACCGACCGCGATTAAAAAAGTGGCCTGCGATCTTGCACGCTATTTTCTTCACGATAATGAACCCAGTGACAGAGTTGCTGCAGGCTATAAAGATGCTGTTTCCTTTCTGAAAGATATTGCCGTCGGTCGCGCCGAACTGGATGTCGGTGGCGTTGAGCCTGCCGGGCGAACCAATGCGGTCATCATCGATGGCCCCGAACGGGTCTTCACCAGTAAAACGCTGGAGGATTTCTGATGGCGGGCATCGGTCTCAGCATTAAAGTTGATGATAAAATCATTCGCCGCGTGTTTGCCGGTCTTGAACAGCGTGGGCAAAATCTGGAGCCTTTGCTTGATCATATCGGGGCCAGTCTCGTTACATCAACACAGGATCGGTTTGAAGCCGAGCGGGGCCCGGACGGGAAAAAATGGAAACCGTGGTCAACAGCTTACGCCAAACGTCGTCGCGCTCGCGATGGCAAAGCAAAAATTCTGACCTTGGATGACTATCTCAGCGGGTCAATAACCCACAATGCGTCCAGTGATCAGGTCGAAGTCGGCTCCAACATGGTTTATGCGCGCATCCACCAGGAAGGCGGACAAGCCGGTCGAAATCTTGCAGCCACCATTCCGGCGCGTCCGTTTCTGGGAATTGACAGCGACGACGAACGGGAAATAGAAGCCAGCGTTCAAGATTATCTGGCCGGAGCGTTTAAACAATGATCGGGACTATTGAACAGGCCATAGTTGATAAGCTGAAGGACGCAGCGCTCGGTTACACCTTGAAAGATGTTAAATCCTACGGCGGCGAACTGGAAGCCAAAGCCAGTGAGATCGTCAAACGCACACCGGCGGTTTTCGTGACTTTTTCAGGCGAAGCCAAACCGGAGCAAATTGCCAGTTCGGCGTGGCGGCATGTTCCCCGTTTTTCGATAATTTGCGCAACCCGAAATCGCCGCAATGAAAAAGCCGCGCGCCGGGGAGCCGCAGGGGATGTCGGCACCTATCAAATGGTTGAAGATATGAGGCGCGTTTTACTTTTTGGTCTTGGTCTCAGCGATGTTGGCGAGGTCAAACCCGGTCGCGTGGTGCAAATCCACAATGAAAAAAATCTGTCGATCTACGCCATTGAGATCGAGACTTCATACGTAACGGAACTGACCCTTGATGAAACCACACTCGACAACTTCGTCACCCTGCACAGCGACTGGGACTTGCCGCCACTGGGCAACGTTATCGCACCTCTTCCTGCGGCTGAAAACGACGCCGAAGATTTAATCAAACCGGAGCAATAAATTATGCCTGATCTTTTATTTTTAAAACCCGCAAATCCGAAAATCATTGTCCGCGATCCTGTCAACCGCAAGGCCTTGCCCGCAGACGGTGCCAAGGTCGCTGATAATTCCTATTGGCAGCGCCGCCTGAAAGACGGCGATGTCGTCAAAACCAAACCCGTTACTTCCAAGAAAAAGGATTAACCGATGACCCTTTCATTTGATGCCATCCCTGTCGATCTGCGCACACCTGGTGCGGCCATCGAGATTATCAACACCGGTGCCCTGCGCGGTCTGCCCGGTATGCCAACCAAAATCCTGGTCACCGGCCAACGTCTGGCAACCGGTACCGTCGCCGCCGACACGCCGATCCGCGTATTATCGGAAGCCGCTGCCGAAGAATACTTCGGTCGCGGATCACAACTCCATCTGATGTTTCGGGCCTTAAAGAAAAACAATTCGTGGACCGAAGTCTGGGCCATCGCCAAAGATGATCTCGTCGCCGGTGTTCAGGCCGCAGGCAACATTCTGTTCGGCGGTGCGGTAACAGTGGCTGGCACACTCAACATCTATCTTGGTGGCCAACGGATCCGCGTCGGCGTCGCCACAACCGATACGCCCGCCAATGTGGCCACCAATGTCGCTGCCGCCATTGTCGCCAAAACCGATCTGTCGGTCACAGCCGCCGTTAACGGCGTAACGCCCGAGCAGGTTGACATCACAGCCCGCCACAAAGGCGAAAACGGTAACGACATCGATGTCCGCGTTAATTATTATTCTGGTGAAGTTTTACCGGGCGGTTTGACGGCCACCGTCACCGCCATGGCCGGTGGTTCCGGCAACCCGGATTTATCGACCGTGATCGCCACCATGGGATCGGAATGGTACACGGACATTGTTTGTGCCTGGTCAGATGCCGCCAACTTAACGGCTTTGGAAGCAGAACTTTTAAGCCGTTTCGGGCCGTTGACCATGATGGATGCTCACACTTATATAGGCGCGTCCGGAACCCATGCGGCTTTAACGACGCTTGGCAATTCCCGCAACTCGCCACACGTCTCGATTATCGGTGCCAAAAAATCACCGACCGAGCCCTGTCAATGGGCAGCTGCTTTGGGCGGGGTTTGCGCCTATTACGCCAAAATCGATCCGGCCCGGCCGTTCCAGACGCTACCGTTAAAAGGCGTCATGGCTCCGGTTGTCGAAGACCGCTTCACCATGAACGAACGCAACTTGTTGCTGTTCGACGGTATTGCCACATGGAAAGTGGACGACGGCGGCATCGTGCTGGTCGAACGCGTGATTACCACGTATAAAACCAATGCGGCCGGTATCGAAGACGTCAGTTATCTTGATCTCAACACCATGAAGACGCTGGCGTACCTCCGCTATTCAGTACGTGCACGGATTTTGCTGAAATTCCCGCGCTTCAAACTGGCCAATGACGGCACCCGCTTCGGTGCCGGGCAAGCCATCGTCACGCCAAAAATCATCCGTGCTGAACTGATTGCGTTGTTCTGGCAATGGGAAGACGCCGGTCTGGTTGAAAACATCGATCAGTTCAAAACCGATCTGATTGTCGAGCGGGACGCCAACGACGCCAACCGTATCAATGCGCTAATCCCGCCTGATGTCATCAACCAGTTCCGACTCTTCGCCGGTCAGGTCGAATCCAGACTTTAATTTTAAGGAGTAAAAAACAATGACAAATCCAAATCGGTTGGCCGGTACGGTCTATTTCAAAGTTAATAGCATTCAATACCCGGCCAAGGGAAATTTCAAATATAATTTGGGGAAGCCCAAACGCGAAGCTGTAATTGGAGCGGATGGCGTGCATGGTTTTACAGAAAAGGAGCAGGTCCCGTTTATCGAAGGTGAAATCACAGATAATTCAGATTTTGATCTCGAAAAGCTTGTTATGATTGATAATGCCACTGTCACCCTTGAGCTGGCCAACGGTAAAGTTATCGTCCTTAGCGAAGCCTGGTACGCAAATGAAGGCGATGCGGAAACCGAAGAAGCAAACATTCCGGTTCGTTTTGAAGGCAAAAAAGCAAAGCCGTTAAAATGAACAAAATCATAGAAAAATTAGTCGATGGACTTAAAATTGGCCCTGATGTTTATATGGACGTTGAAATTCGCAACGAAACGGTCGGCGATATGGTCGCGGCTCTTAGCGACGCAGAAAAACTGGTGACAACTCCGGATGGGTACGAATTGGTATCAAATCCGGCGATGGTTGGGCTGCTATCGCTGGGACGGCAAATTGTCAGGATCGGAGATTTGGCCGGTCCCATAGATATCGACAACCTTAAAAAGCTTTCAACTATCGATCTCGAAATCATTCGTGGTGCGGCAGATGGATTGACCGAAGCATCTTTAAAAAAGGTGAAAAATCGGGGGCGACCTTCTGCGTCATCGGAATAGTTTTGATGACGCAATTATCTTGCTGTCTATGAATACCGGATGGTCGATGAATGAAGTTCTGAACCTTCCTACCACACGGGTGATTAGTTATTTAAATAAGCTGGAAGAAAAACAGCATGGGTGATTTAAAAACACGTTTGATAATCGATCTGGCCGGTAATCTGGCGCAAAAAACGCGCGGGCTGACCCGGCAAATCGGGACGTTTTCCAGAAAGAGTTCGCAGAGCCTGCGCGGCCTCGGCCGTGCTGCTAAATTTGCCGGGCGCGGACTTGACCGGATAGGCAATCGTTATTCCGCATTGGTTACCGGTGCCGCCGGGGCCGGTGCTGTTCGGTATCTGGTGTCTCTGGAAACGCAAATCACCCAGCTGGGTGTGCAATCGGGTCGCTCGGCCAAGGAAATGGACGCGTTGAAAAAATCGGTTTTTGATGTGGCGCAATCGCCGGATATCCGTGTCGATCCGGGACAAATACTGGCCGCCATTGATAAAATCGTCGAAAAAACCGGTAACCTCGACCTTGCCAAAGACAATATGCGCAACATCGGGTTGGCCATACGTGCAACCGGGGCCGAGGGTCAAAATATTGGCGCGATGTTGGCTGATATGAATGAAAAGTTTGGCCTTGAAAACAGTCAAGAATTTACAAATTCATTGGATGCTCTGATCAATCAAGGCAAATCAGGCGCATTTACTTTACAAAATTTGGCGACCCAAGGCGAGCGCATTACATCCGCCTACGGCTCTTTTAACCGTGTAGGTCCGCAAGCGATCAAAGAAATGGGTGCGATGATGCAAATGATCAGACGCGGAACGGCTGGGCCAGAACAAGCGTCCACAGCAATGGAAGCATTGATCAGAATTTTAAACGATGGGGCAAAGCGTAAAATGTTGCAAAAAGGCGGCATTAAAATCATGGATCCGGATGATCCGAAGCGGATGCGATCCGTGATCGAAATTGTCAAAGATATCATTCGTGCAACGGACGGCGATACATCAAAGGTCTCAAAAATATTTGATGGAGAAGCCATGCGTGCATTTACTGGTGCGATTATCGAATACAATAAAACGGGTGGATTTGCCTCGTTCGATAGTTTTTTGAACGTCAAAAGCGATGGTTCACAGCTTTTTAAAGACAGTGCTAGAAATGCAAAAACGGCAGGTGCGGCTTTAACAAGTTTGCTCACGGCCGGAAAGCGTTTTGCTGATACCAATTTAACCAAACCGATACAGGATTTAGCTTCCGCAATCAACAGTCTCGACCCTGAAAAGCTTGATTCCATGATCAAAACACTTGGTTATGGCGCGGCAGCGTTAGGCGGCCTGGTCGTTGCATCAAAAGCCATACGCACAGCTGCAGCTGCACGGTCGCTGTTTTCGGGTCGTAAAGGCGGTGCCGCCAAGGCGCTCGCCGGTGTGGCGGGCAAAGCCGGTGCCACGCCGGTAATGGTCGTGAACTGGCCAGCCGGTGGCAGCACGGGATATGGTGGCGGCAGTGGTGGAAAATCAGGCAGACTTGCAAAATCAAGTCGCCGGGGATTACGTGGTCTGGCGGGGCGAAGCGGTCGGTTGCTGGGACGCTTCGCCGGGGGCGCTGCTATTGCTCTTTCAGCATTATCATATGGCAGCGATCTTTATGCCGCGTCCAAGACAGGCGATAAAAAAGGCGTCGGCACAGCCATCGGCGGATTTGGCGGAACCGCCGCCGGGGCCGCCGCCGGGGCCGCTATTGGCACGGCCATTGTACCTGTTATCGGAACCGCTATCGGCAGTATTATCGGTGCAATATTGGGTGGTATGGGCGGTGAAAAACTCGGCGGGATCGTCGCCGGGGATGCCATCGCCGCCAACAAAAATTCGGTCGACATCAAGCTAAAAGTCGATGCCGAAGGCAACACCCGTGTCCAGGACCTGAAAAGCTCCAGCAAGGACGTCAATGTCGACGTCGATGTCGGCATGATGATGACGGGGTCTTAGATGCAACTAGTCAAACGCGCTCATGACAGAAAGACCGGGGACGGATGTAAAAACATCTCTATCTGCGTCCTCTTTAAACCCGCAAACGCGTTGCGATTGTACCTTGGCAGAGGAGATGCCAGGACGACGACCGCCGCCCAAATGATAAAAAAGGGTGTGCCCGTTTGCATTATAGGAATATGGAATTTTTTGAGGATTTTCACTGATGGTGATTTCCAGAAACAACGAGTAACGCCAACCATACTGATCAAGAAACGGCATGGTGACTTCTCCGTAAACGGCTTTCATAAAATGGGGCCAAACGGTTGCTTTCGCTTCCGTCACATCGCTCCAGTATTTATCAAACAAATTCGGGCAGGCCTTGCGAAAAACATTGATCGTTTTTTCAATATTTGCCATCTGGATTTTGTCATAGGTGCCTTGAATTTCAAAAACCGTTTCAGGCTTTGGCTCCTCGCCACAGGACGCCAGCAGCAAAACAAGGGCGATCGGTGCCAACCATCGAACCATCATATCTGCTCTCCATTAATCTATTTTCATTCTGGAGTGGTATAATGAGCTGGCATCAAAAATTGCGCAAGGCCTCGTTTCGCGGTATTGAATTTTTTTATTCAGACGCCGAAGGTGGATTTGGCCGCCGTCAAGCCAACCACGAATACCCGGATCGGGACTTGCCCTATATCGAAGACTTGGGCCGCAAATCGCGGGAACACACAATCCAGTGCTACGTGCTGGAACCGGACCATATAGCGAAAGCCGCAAAACTGGTCGAGGCTTGTGAAAAATCCGGGCCCGGAACTCTGGTTCATCCATACTTGGGCGAGATGACCGTCGTCTGCACCGATTGCCGCCAACGCTACACGACGCGGGACGGCGGCATGGCGCGGTTTACCCTGACCTTTGCCGAGGCCGGTGACAATCGCTATCCCGAAACACAAACCAACACGCCGTCCGCGGTTAACAGTTCAGCAAACAACCTTTTAAACAGCCTGCAAACATCCTTTAAAACGTCGTTTAACGTTGGCGGGTTTCCGGAATTTGTCGCCAGTGATGCCGCCAAATCCGTGACCACGGCCGCAAGCGATATTGTGGCCACAATCCAGAAAACAATCCGTAGCGGCGAACAATTGGCCAGCCTCGGCCGTGATGTTACGGATTTGACAACAAACGCCAGCACCTATGTGCGCGACCCGGTAAATTTGGCGTCAAAACTGCAGAGCCTGATCGGCCGGGTTCAATCCGTGACACCTTTGCCGGCAGAAAATGTGTTTCAGAATATTGCCAGCTTTGGTGACGGGCTGACACCTCCACCACAAACGACGCCGAGCCGACAGCAGCAACTGAAAAACCAGACCGCACTTGCCCGCTTTGTCCGTGGCTCGGCGCTGGCCGAACGCGCCCGTCTGGCCGCCAACCAGACATTTGCGACAAGTCTGGAAGCGACGACAGCTCGCGACCGCATTGTCGATTTGATCGATCTGGAAACAGCCACGGCCACCGACGGCGAATGGCGCAGCTACACCAAACTGGCGCAGTCGGTGGTTAAACACGTTTCCACCATCGCGCCCAGCCTGCCGCGCATTATTAAAAAATCGTGGCCCGCCACCCGCCCGGCCCTGGCATTGGCCAATGATTTGTATGGCGACGATTTGGATGCGGTTTTAAACCGCGCCGATGAAATCTCAGCCCGCAATAAATTACGCCATCCCGGTATGGCCATCGGTGGCAACCAGTTGGAGGTTTTGACCCATGCCGGATGATGTCAGGCTGCTGATCGCTGATAAAATTCATCAAGGCTGGAAAACCGTCACCGTCACCCGTTCTATGGAAACACTGGCCGGAACGTTCAATCTGACATTAAGTGACCGCTGGCCGGGATCGGATGCACCGCGCCCGGTCAAGGCCGGATCATCCTGCACATTAAAAATCGGCGATGAAACGGTGATCACCGGCTATATCGATGACGCCACACCCAATTTTGACGCCGGAAATCACACTGTAACCGTATCCGGTCGCGACCGCGCCGGGGATTTGGTCGATTGCTCGGCCGTACATTCGCCGGGGGAATGGAAAGATCAAAAATTAACGGAAATCGTCAGGGCCTTGTGCCAGCCATTCGATGTCAACGTCGATGCGGAAATCGATGTCGGCAAGGCGTTTTCCAAATTTAAATTGAACGAAGGTGAAACCGCCTTTGAAGCCATCGACCGCGCCTGTCGCATGCGCGCTGTGCTGGCCATGTCGGACGGTTTTGGCGGCCTCAATTTAACCCGTGCCGATCAGGCTGCGCATTCAAACGCAACCCTTAAAACAGGCAAAGACGGCAATGTTTTAAAAGCGTCCGGCGGTTCCAGCATGCGTGACCGGTTTTCAAAAATCATCGTCAAAGGACAAGCCGCTGGAAATGATTTCACGTCACCTGAAGACAATGCTGAACCCAATGCCGAAGCCGTTGATCCCGGTGTTACCCGCTATCGGCCGCTAATTATTATTGGCGAAGACCAAGGCGACGGTTCGACGTTCCTTGAACGCGCCAAATGGGAAGCCAGCGTGCGCCGCGCCCGCGCTTTAAAAGCCGACATCACGGTGCAGGGCTGGAAACATAAAACCGGATTATGGCGGCCGTTAACTTTGGTGGCCATCGATATTCCGGAACTGGGTTTATCGGGCGATATGCTGATTACGTCGACCACCATGACGCTGGACGGAAATGGCCGCACAACACGGTTAACTCTGGCACCGGCCAAGGCGTTTGAATTGATCGCGCTTAAAGACGATGAAGTGGAAACGGGCTGGTGAGACGCATTATTGAAAAATTGAGTGCCCCCCTTAAACGCCGCGTCATGCTGATGATCGGCCGCGCCATTGTCCAGGTCATCGATGACGAAACCAAACTGCAGGGTCTGCAGGTCTCGGTGCTGAAGGGCGAGGCCATGGACGGCGTCGAACGGTTTCAGAATTATGGCATCACCAGCCATCCCCATCCGGGCGCGGAAGCGATCCTGTTGGCCTTGGGCGGTAACCGCTCGCACAGCGTCATCATTGCTGTTGATGATCGGCGGTACCGCCTGAAAAAATTGGCTCAAGGTGAAGTCGCTTTATATGACGATCAGGGACAGGTTGTTCATATCAAAAGGAACGGCCTGCACCTTGAAGGCAAAAATATTTATCTCAAATCTTCCGGCATCGTCCGCATCAAAGGCAAAGGCGTCGAGATCATCGGCACCGATTATCTGCAGACCGAAGTTTATGGCAAGGGTCAGCGCGAGACCCATGCGGGTGGCACCGCCTATAATATTGACAGTTACACCACCGGTGCCACCGGCACATCGACCGAACATGGCCTCGATCAAGCGGATCTGCCTTCCAATCATCCGGAGGGGCCATGACCGATATCAAAGCGTTATTTGATGCCGACATCATGGCCGCTGATCTGGACCTGGACGGTGGTTTATTGAAAGCCGACGACGGTTTGGAAACAGCCGTGATTATTTCCCTGTTTACTGATCGGCGTGCCCGCCCGGACGATCAGTTGCCGGGCGATGATGATACCCTGCGCGGCTGGTGGGGCGACAGTCTGGGCCTGCCCGCAAACAGCGGCGATGACCGCATCGGATCGCGGCTGTGGTTGTTGGCGCGGGAAAAACAACTGCCCGCCGTGATGATCAGGGCCGCAGAATACGCCCGCGAAGCCCTTGCATGGCTGATCGAGGACGGTGTTGCATCAAAAGTCGATGTTGTGGCCACAAACCCGCGACCGCAAATGCTGGCCCTTGAAATCGTGATCCATCCGCCGACCGGCAATCAGATCGAATACCGTTTTGACAACGTCTGGCAAGGCCAAGGAGCCAATTCATAATGCCCTTTGAAAAACCGACCTTAACCAATCTGAATGACGCCGCCATCGCCGACATCGAGGCCCGCTTGCCCGGTGCCGACGCCCGCCTGCGCAGATCAAACCTGAACGTTCTGGCCACCACATCGGCCGGGGCCAATCACGGTGTCTATGGTTTTATCGACTGGGCCAAGGAACAGATGCTGGTTGATACCGCCGAAACGGAAATGCTCGATCGCCACGGTGCGGTCTGGAATGTGGCGCGCTTGGCGGCAACCTTTGCCACAGGATCGGTTGATTTTACGGGCATTGATAACACCGTAATTCCAAAAGACACGTTGTTGCAACGCGCCGATGGCCGCCAATACCAAACTACTGTCGAAGTGATCATCACCGCCGGTGTGGCCACCGCCACCGTCACCGCCGTATTGGCCGGATTGGACGGCAACGGGGTTTCCGGGACCACGGTTAACCTGGTTTCACCCATTGTCGGCGTAAACGCTGGGCCGACTGTGGCGGCCGCAGGCTTAACCGGCGGCGCGGACGAAGAAACCGACGACGATTTTCGCGCCCGTATTCTCGACCGTATTCAGCAACCGCCCCACGGTGGCGCGGATTTTGATTACGTCAAATGGGCCAAAGATCAGGCCGGTGTCACAGACGCATGGGTCTATCCGCAGGAACTGGGCCTCGGCACCGTCAGCGTGCGGTTTTTAATGGCCGATACCTATGCCGATGGCATTCCGCTGGCGGCCGATGTGACGGCCGTGCAAACGGCCCTTGATCTGGTGCGGCCGGTGACGGCCGCATTAACCGTTGTCGCCCCGGTACCGAAGATTTTAAACCTGACCATTTCCGGGCTTGATCCGGTATCGCAGGCCGTCAAAGACGCCATCGAGGCCGAGATCAAAGACCTGATCCGGCGCGAAGCAGTCCCCGGCGGCACCATCCTGATCAGCCATATTCGTGAGGCCATTTCTATCGCCGCCGGTGAAAACGATCATCAACTGACCAGCCCGGTCGCCGACGTCACCCATTTGACAGGAGAGATCGCCGTCTTCGGCGCGATCACATGGAGCTGATGCGATGAGAGCCACCACCGACGATTATCTGAATATTTTACAGCAACTGTTGCCGCAAGGATCGGCTTGGCCACGCGACCCTGATGCCACATTGACCAAGCTGTTAACGGCCACGGCCGATGGTATGGCCAACTCACATAATCGCATGGCCGATCTGGTGGATGAAAGCGATCCGCGCCAAACCACGGAAATGCTCAGCGACTGGGAAAAAACAGCCGGACTGCCGGATAAGTGTGCCACAGCCGCCACAACCGTGCAGGAACGACGCGCCGCACTGGTCGCCAAACTGACCATGCGTGGTGGCCAATCCCGGCAGTTTTTTATCGATCTGGCAAAAATCCTGGGCTTCGACGTGACGATATCGGAATTCAAACCGTTTACGGCCGGACAGAGTGCGGCCGGAGATCCCTGTTGTGGCGAGACCTGGCGTTTTGTCTGGGCCTGCAACGCACCGGCAACAACGACCGTTCAGTTCAGGGCCGGGGCAAGCAGTTGTGGCGAGCCGTTGGCCAAGTGGGGCAACGAGCTTCTGGAGTGCGCCGTCAAAGCCAAAAAACCCGCCCACACACATGTAAATTTCACCTACGGAGGCAACTAAAATGTTCAAGATTGATAACGGAACCGCCACAGGCACGCTCCCGGCACCGACGGCCGCCGGGCCCAATCCAAACGGGTTTTTTACCGATGGTGATGCGGCGAACGCCATCCCGGCCACGGTGGTCAACGCCGAATGGCTGAATATGGTGCAAGAAGAAATCGCAGGCACGATTACCAGCAGCGGTCTGACCCTTGATAAATCCGACCGCACACAACTGCGTCAAGCCATCACGGCCATGATCAGCGGCGCGTCGAAAGCCGTCGTTATCAAATCGGCGACCTTTGCCGCCGGTGTCGCCGATGGTGAAGTCGTCCGTTGGGATAGCGTCAACAGCAATTTTGCCCAAGCCATTGCCGACGGTACCACCAGCAACAATGCGGTGGGTGTGGCCGATGTAACGAACAGTGAAGTCATTTGTTTCGGGGAAACCCGCGCCGGTCTGATGTCGGGACTGACGCCGGGATCACGTTATTATCTGGATGGCACCACGGCCGGTGCACTTAATTTAACGGCTCCCACCGACAAGGTCCGCATCGGCATCGCCAAAGCGGCCGACATCATGTTTGTTGATATTGATGCCGAGTCCGATGCCGGTGGCGTGCTGCAAGCTGTCAAGGTATTCACGGCTTCCGGTACCTGGACGCCGGATGCCGGGACAACAAAAATCCGCGTTCGCCTTTGTGGCGGTGGTGGCGGTGGTGGCGGTGGCTACGCCGATTATTACGTTGGTGGTGGTGGCGGTCAAGGTGGCCGTGCTGAAAAGCTGCTCGATATCATAGCCCTTGGAATATCTTCCGTTGCGGTGACGGTCGGGCTTGGCGGCACACCGGGAAATCCGTCAGATGGCGGCGGCGCGGGCATGACCAATGGTGGCACCGGCGGGACAACGTCGTTCGGCGCGTATTTGTCCGCGACCGGCGGTGGCGGTGGTTACCGGTCCGGTGGCGGCGATGATGGCTGGGGCGGCACAGGCGGCCTTGGATCATCCGGCGATATTAATCTGCGCGGTGCGGTTGGCACGCAAGGTCTTCGTGAAGTTACAACAAATTCAAATCAGGGCGGCAATGGTGGCGGCGAAGGCGGTGGCCCCGGTGCGTGGCTCGCCGGAACTGCCGGGCAGGACGGCGTTAATGGTGGCGGTGGTGGCGGTGGTGCCATGGGCGCGGGCGGTACCGCTGTGGCCGGTGCCGGTGGTACAGGCGGCCCCGGTTTTGTAATCATCGAGGAGTATAAATAATGATCCATGCAAGAATTGAAAAAAATATTGTTGTTGAGCTGATCGACGATCAGGGCGGCGATATTAATGAAATGTTCACACCGGAAATCGTCGCCACGCTGGTGCCTGATGACGGCACGGCCGTGATCGGCGCGACATGGGACGGCACGTCCTTTACAGCGCCAGCGCCGGAAACCATCCCGCTCACCGATACGCAAACATTGCTTAAAAACCGGGTCGATTCCGAAGCCGAAAATACCCGGTTGAAATTTATCACCGGCGGTTCCGGACAGGCGTTGATTTATGAACGAAAACGGGCCGAAGCCGAAAACTGGCTGGCGGCCACATCACCGGTGGCCAGCGATTATCCGTTGATCAAGGCGCGGGCTGAACGGCTCAATCCAACAATACCTGATTATGCGGCCGTGGCCACCGAATGGAAAACACAAGCCGACACGTGGATGGTGGTTGCGGCCGCCATTGAGGATATCCGTGAAGGCGCGAAAGAAGCCATCGACGCCGCCACAACGGCGGCTGATGCATTGACGGCCGCAAGTAATCTGACCTGGCCAACGCCTGTATAGGCGACCGGACGGGGGACAGGTGGCTGTAACCACCTGAACCGAGGGCCTAGAATCCTCTCGACCAAAACCGGCCGCATATTGGCCGACCCGCCACCGTACGCGCGGCGGGATATTTATACGGATAAATGACTTATGGAGTCCAGACAACCTGTTGAACCGGTTTCACCCGTTGCGCCTTATCTTGGTGGCAAACGAAATCTCGCAAAACGAATTATTCAGAAAATCGAAGGCATTCCGCACGTTTTATACGCAGAACCCTTTGTCGGCATGGGCGGCGTTTTTTTAAGACGGCAGTACAAACCAAAGACCGAAGTCGTCAATGATCTCAACCGTGAAGTGGCTAATTTCTTCCGAATCCTTCAACGCCATTATGTGCCGTTCATGGAAATGATGAAGTTTCAGATCACAACCAGGGCAGAATTTGACCGGCTGATCGCAGCCGTTCCAGATACTTTAACTGACCTCGAACGCGCAGCACGGTTTCTGTATCTGCAACGAACGGCTTTTGGCGGCAAGGTTTCCGGCCGCAATTTTGGTGTATCCGCCGACCGGCCCGCCCGCTTTGATATTACCCGTCTGGGGCCGATGCTGGATGCACTGCATACCCGGCTTTCGGCCGTCACCATCGAATGTTTGCCCTACACCGATTTCATCCAGCGCTATGATCGGCCGATGACCTTGTTTTATCTTGATCCGCCTTATTTTGGTTGCGAAAAAGACTACGGCAAAGACATGTTCGAACGGGCAGATTTTGAACGGTTAAACGATGTTTTAATGAACCTTAAAGGGCACTTTATCCTGTCCTTAAATGACCGACCGGAAGTCCGCGAAATATTCAAATCCTTCGACATCGAGGCCGTCGAAACCACATACTCCATCGCCAAAAAACAGGCCCATAAAGTCGGCGAGGTGATAATTTCTAATGCTTAGGCCACCCCTATGACCCCGGCAAATTTGACTCTTGCTATAATTTTAGGCGACACTTCTACCCGTAGTGAGCGTTACACACAATATTCTAGGGGTAAGAAAATGCCAAAAATCTCATACTGTTTCTATAAGTATGCCATTCTCGACGAAGCTGAGGAACCCATTTATACTCATGAACACGCCGATATTATGCATGGGTTTGCTGGTAACAGGGTTGCTCACCGCAAGCCTGAACCGAGTCCCAACGAATACGACACTTTTATCATGAGATTTAGAAATCAAGTTTTAGCAGGGTTAGATTGTGCAATATTTGATGTCGCTAGAGGAGTAGACGTTCGCGTGGAGCACCGGTACAATCCCAATACTGACGACCTTGAATTAGTCGATGTGCCTGCTAATGATACAATTTGGACCCGTTTTATTATGGTTCCTAGAATGGAGCGCATGGGAATTCGTGACGGCAGCGGAGACATGCTTTCGGCCAGTCAAGGTGCGAACCGGCTTCGGTCTATTGTAAGAGGTTTATCAGATTTTGATTTTTCATTTTACCGAACGGCAACATCTGGTGAGGTATCCCAAGCTGCAACACGCCTTGGCTTGACTGAATTCTCGTTTACTTCAAGGCCCACAAACCCGCACCCAGTTGTTCCGGGTGAAATTATGGATGAACTTATGAGGAAAGCGCGGGTTGGAAAAATGACAGGAAAGGCCGAACCTGTATTTGGGGAGACTATGTCAGTCGCTGATGAAGGTTTAATTTCTGAATCGATTGGCCTTGCAGAGGAAGGTTATGGTCAAATTGGTTTTAAAGGAACTACTAATTCAGGGACAGAAGTTGCCTACCCGAAACCAAAATTTGAACGATCAAGGGAAGGTAACATAAGGCAACAAGCTAAAGCTTCTTCTTTAAAAGTTTTTGTCCCTACTGGAGATGTGGATGTTTCTGAAGAGGAATACGTTGTGAGGACTATGATTGAAATTTACGATGGCTGAAAAAAAAGAACATTTTATTGCTCAATTTTTTGCTGATGTGGCAGAAACAATCAAGCGTAAGGGGGCATGGCATGCCGTCCCGTCCTTCCTTATTGTTTTCATGGTTATTGGTGGCTTAGCGGCTTACTACATATCAATCGATTTTTTTTCTGAAAAAAGGTGGGATGTATCCACAACAGTTTATAGTGGGATTTTAGCATTCAACGCTATTACATTAGCTCTTTCATGGTCCGCAATTGGGCGTATTCTTGAGATAATGTCTAATCCCGGATTTTCTTCATTCCTCCAATCTAGCGGAATGTTCAAAGTCTATAATTTTTATGTTTCATTTGTTCACGTGACACAGGTTATTGCTTCAACAATAACGCTTGTGGCACTTATTTGCATACTGTTGCCAATAATCCCGATCCTATGGAAACAATTTATGTTGGCCATTGTTATAGGATTTACGTTGTGGGCGTTAAGGTGGTCTTTAGCAGCCGTTCGTATTGTCAGCGATCTAATAAGACATTTTGCTGTATTTGACAGTTTAACTGAAAGTGAAAAAAAGAAACTTAGAAATGCTGTGGATGATGATAAATAA